TCAGCTCAGCTCCAGCGTCCGTTAGGTAGCCAGCACTTGCATGATTGCCCCAGCCGTAAGCGGTGTTCCAGTTAGAGCTGTTATCTGCAAAATCAGCTGAAGACCAAAGTCGGCTCCAGTCAGACCATGTTCCGCTGTTTTGTCCTCTAATATATGATCTGCCGCCGTTTCTCCAATCCTGAGCAAATTGTGTTTGCCAAGCATTGCTATACGCCATAGTCATTAAACTATGATCTGTACCTGCGGGTTTATCACCAGACGTGCCACTATAATTAAATGTTACGCCTCTGCCATCACCTACTGTATTTTGTGATGAAGTTCCCCTGCCGCTTAATGCATTATTTGTAGTGAAGGTAGTAGAAGTCTGTTTTGTACCAATGCTGGTACTTACTGTGGTAGCAAAATTAGGATCATCACCCAATGCAGCGGCTAGCTCGTTAAGCGTATCCATTGTGGCGGGTGAAGAGTCAACAAGCGCTGTTATCTGGTTCCCGACATATGTCTCAGTGGCGTAGCCAGACAGAGACTGGTGGCTAGTTAAATATCCCCCACTCGCGTGGTCACCCCAGCCGTAAGCCGTGTTCCAATTGGTGGAGTTGTCAGTAAAGTTGTAAGTGGTAAATATCTCATACTCAGTACCCGCACGAACGTGGTGCAGCGTGTCTGATGATGCGATAACAGATTTTGCTCGTGAAGTTGAGCCAAAGTAAGCTCTTGAGCTGTTGACTTGAACAAGAGGGTAGCTGTCATGCCCCTGTATCCTAGTGTTGCTATTACCGAGACTTAGTAGACCTGTATACGTGTCATTTGCATTAGACCGAAGATACTTGGAATCTGTCTGCGTAGTAATATCAAAAGAGGTTAGATACCCCTCAGTCGAGTGGTCACCCCAGCTGTAGGCTGTGTCGTAGTTAGACTTATCTGTTAGGCTAAACTCATTCCCTGATAAGCTAATACCAGAGCCAGCAGTATAGACCTGCCCCCCATCCCTTAGATCTTCTAAGGTGCCAGCCGTAACCCTAAGTGCTACATCAACTCCAGCCGAATGACTGACAGCCGTTGTGTCATCCTGCCCACGGTCCACCGTAAATGTGGTGCCCGATATGCCAGTAACCTTGACGATCTCTGAACCCGCCCCCGCTCCTATAGTCGCATAGAAGTAATCTCCACCCCCCAAAGAAGGGAATGAAGACGCGCTGTTAACACTAATAGACGTTGCCGTAGAGGAAACGCCACTAGCCAGCAATGAGCTAGCTAGGTTCGAGAACTGAATCGCCATTTATGGCTCCTAGCTAGCTGACACTACCCATGAAATAGAAAGACTATCGGTTGGGGCTTTGTTGATAACGCTGAAAACCGTTCTGCAAAGCATTGTTCCGTTAGAGCTAGCATTTAGGATAGCCGCCTCAACTACACCAGCAGCAGAGGATGGAGTGTTAGCTGGGAAAGTCGCAACGTAAGTAACGTCATTCGAGCTAGCGGTAGTGCTAGTGAGCGCTACTCGGGCTGCTTCTGAACCAAGAGTGGTGTCGCCAGCTGCCGCAGCAGTGTTCGACGTACCGATTGCCATGTGGCTCATGACGCTAGCTGAAGTTCCAGCCATGCGAGATGCAACAAAAACCTTGCCGGTAGTAACCACTAGGTTGGGGATTGATTGTGTTTCTTTGATGGCGCCGTCTTCTGCTATTAAATTAACAGTAAGATGCCCCGTAAGTTTTAGATCATCAACGATCATGTTATGTCTCCAGATTAATCAGCATTCAATATAATATTGCCGATCATTGCTTGATTAAGGAGGGCACCAGTTACTACATGCTCAACATCAAGAGAATCGACAATAGATGTACTGTCAGATTTTCCGATCCATGGGGACAGTGTCGCTGCGTCATTTAGCGCGGTTGTATCTGTAGCTGACTTCGACGCATGGGAAGTCAACAATTCTTGTACCATTATAGAGTCTGTAACAGGTTTTGACAAAGCAAATAATGCTTGATCGGTCAAGCTAAACAGTTGATTTTGAATAGATTTACCGACATTTGACTCTAACGTATCCGTGATAGGCGCACTGTCAGTTTTGACAATACTTGAGGACAGTGTTGCTGCATCGCTTAGAGTGATTTGATCCGTAGATAATCTAGATGAATGAAGTCCTAGCGCCTCTGATAATCCTATAGAATCTGATGAAGACTTTAACGGAGACAGTGATGCTTGGTCAGTGAAGCCAAACAACTCATCGCCAATAACCTTTCCGAAGCTAGCCTCTAGAGATTCGGTCAAGCCGAATACATTAGATTTAACACCCTCAACATCTTTGTTTATCTGTGCGAAATCATCCAAGGCAAAGAAGTCTTGCAGAGACTTAGATACCGAGAAAGAATTAATACCATCTGCAAAAGTAAACGAATCGTCCGGCTCGCCAGTTACAGTAACAACGTCTCCGCTTTGCGAGAACACGAAGTTGTATGGCTGCCTTGTTACTACGACCTGATCAAAGAGAGCCAGACCAGACTGCGACAAAGTGCTGACATCAAAGCTCTGAGAGTCTGTGAATACAGCAGAATCAGCCAAGCCTTTGTTTGGGTGAGTTGTGGCAGAATCATCGAAACCAAAACTGTCACTTCGAGTCTTGGTGGCTTCAAAAGATATAGACTCTAAAATATCTACCGCACTGTTAAACTGACGTATAAACGTAAGCAGGGTGTGTACATCTTCGCTAAAGCCAAAACTGTCAACCTTAGCTGCATTCGCGTCAAGAGTTACGTCGTCAAGAACGCTAAAGTCATCAGAAGCAACTTTCTCGGGGTGAAGCCTTGCAAAGTCGGAGAAGGATGCTTCATCTGTAAGCTGCTTGCCCACTGTAAACGCAGCTTGTGATGAGAAGCCTAAGCTATCGCTAAGTCCTTTATCTACAGCAAATACAGCTGAATCTAAGAACGCATAAGCATCATTAAGAACGTATATAGTCCTTTCGGCGTTTACGTGAACATTATGAAGATAAAGGTTTTGCCAGCTGGTAACAGCAGTTAGCTTTGCAAAACTAATTGCAGCCGCGACTTTTCTGCTTGTTATTGATGCAACGACGTTCTGCTGTACAACGACAGCAGATGTCTTCTGAATGGACGCGCTTAACTGGAGCTTCCTGTGTGTAACACCAGCCCTTAAGGATCGATACTTTACGGAAGCGTATATAGCCATCGGCTGTTAACCGAACTGTGATCGTACTTTAAACTTTATTAAATCAATTACAGTCTGGGTCCGACCGTTTGAATCAGTAAACTCAACCTCGCCCTCTAAAACACCTGTTGAGGCAAGAGTGTCGTTATCAAATAGAAAGGTTACTTTGCCGTCCGTAGGAGCCGTGATAGTTCCAAGCAAGGTGTCAATCAGACCTGTCTGACCAACTGTCCTTACGCGCATCCTTACAGACCCTCCAGTAAGGTTTAGTGCGGCAAACGTATTTGCATCATCAGCGTCAAGTATTGAGCCTGTAGCTGCGGTGTTGCTGTCCTTAAGAGTCATCTCGATCTCTGGGAGTTGGTCTCCCTGAACAAGATCGATGGTCGTAAGATATGCCATTAGATAAATGCCCTCGGTTTACAAGTCAATGAGCCACCACTGAAGCCGTACTTAACCTGTCGTATAACTTTACCCACACCTCTTTCAAAGAGCTGCTTGTTAACGCCTGCCGCATTAGGGTTAGACCAAGGCTGACCTGACATCATCTGCAAGCGATACAGCGCACCGTGAGCAATAGTCTCCCTATGCTCTTTGCCTACGCTATCTGGGATGCTTGAGCTAGATGATGTTGGCTTGACCGAGTATAAAACTCTAAACGACTCAACAGCTGCTGGAATGGGGGCTAGATAGAAGTCAGCGTTGTCTCTTTGGGCGTAATAAGCGGGGGTTCCCCGAGTATTTTCATCGCCCAGCCGCAGCAGTAACTGGCTGTAACTGATCGGAGTCAACGCTGCTTTGTCGTTAAATATATCAAGTATGTGATTTAACTCTGTACCAGATGGCAGTGATACTGCGTACTCGTTTACACCGGCAATGATGGTGATGAATTCAGGCTCAGGAATATAGATATCTGTCCTTGAGCAAAAATCGATTGCCGAGTCACGCACAGACCTTTCAATTAAAAAGTCTGGGGCACCTTGCACCTCGGGGCGCACGTACAGAGAAAAATCAGAATACTTCATTAGGCAACACCAACCATGCCGGAAGAGGCAGGTACTGGAGTTGTGGCTCCATCAGCCTGAGTCTTCACGCCAAGCGCATTGGCAAAGCTCTGATAGTGCATCATTGCTCGCTGTGCGTTGCCTGCAAACTCAGAGTCTTTCTGATATGAGCGATACAGTACGTAATCCAGAATGCAGTTAGCGTACACATCGTCTAGGCTGATTGTAGTTGTATCTGTACCGAAATTAGAAATCGTAATTTCTGACGGAGATGAACTGTAAACAATCTCTAGAGAATGAGTGCCACTTGCACCCTTGGGGTATACGTAAAAATTCTTAGGGTCGGCTGGATCGTAAACAAAGTGTTCAATCTTGTTTGTGCCAGCTGTGGTCTCATGCCAGTTAGGTAGCGTCTCATCTAAGATGCGCTTCTGTACTTGGGTAACGGCTCGACCGCCCACGTTTCGTACTATTTCAATTAATCTTAACGCTGCACTTGGAAGTGTCTGCTTACTACCGTCAACGCAGGCGTAGGTGGTGTTTACCATCTTCGCGTCGGGTCGGTGTAGCACTACTTCTTTCTGTGCGTCATTAAAGAACTTTAAAAGTTCACTATTTGGAAACCGGACGTTCGTATTATCCTGAAGAATAATTGCAGCCCGATCTAAAATATCAACTACTTTAGTTGTCGCCATTGTCAGTCTCCCACTCAATTATTTGTAAATCGGGGTTGTTTTTGAATATCGGGTTGTACTCGAACTCATTTCCGGTAATCACATTCTTAACCCGTTTTGGGACGAGTTCTTTCTGGGCTGGCTGTGGGTTTGCTTTATTTTTAGCTAGTTGCTGCACCTGCTCTTCGAGCTGCGCGAGCGTTAACCGTCTATCCAGCTTTACACCAAAGTCTTCTTTGGCTTGAAGGAATACTTCGTCTTTCTTCGTGTTAGCTTTTTTCATAAGTGTCTCGCCAAAAAGGGGGAGGTTTCCCTCCCCCGATCATTGGTCTATCTTAGTTCCACTTACCAACTACAAGCGCGTCTGGAGTAACGACCTTAGAGCCGTAAACTTTCAGACCACGTACTTGATCGCCGAAAGTGCTTTCCATGCGAACAGTTTCAGTGTTAGTGAACTGTGACGCGAAGGACAACGCTTTAGGGTGACCGGCAAGAACGTGGGTGTAACCCGCGTCGCCACCAGCTGCTGGCTTGTAAACCATGTTGCTTTGGAAAACCTTGAAGCGGTCAACCATACCCACCATACCGTTACGGAGAGGTGAAGTAGCATCGCCAGTCAGGTAAGCCTGACGTAGCTCTGACTGCTTAAGCATAGAGATGTACTCAGGAGAAAGAACGATGAAACGACCTTCTTCTGGGATGTTCAACTCATCTAACTGCTTAGACATGGTCAAGATGTTTTCTAGGATGTTAGAAGTAGTTACGTCAGTCTGTGCGCCGATAGTAGTAGCACCAGTCACAGCGCCAGCAAGAACTTCAGTCTCAACAGCGATACGCATACCTTCAGAAGCATCGCTAGAAGCGCCTTCCAACATGTTGATGTCAGCCTGAGCTGCCAACACATCGTCTACTTTAAAGCTGTAGTACTTAGCTTTATCGATGAGCATTTCTACTTTAGCAGTAGTCAGCTCTTGAGTAGTGATAGTGCCAGCGTAGTCGTTGATAGTTACAGCCGGAACTGTACGGATAACAACTTTATCGCCCTGACCAGAGATTTCACCTTCATAGTCGGTGTTAGAGATTTCGGGTAAAATTGATTTGCTGTAGAACTTAGCCTGAAGGAGTTTGGAAAACACCTCTGGGATAAAGTTTACTTCAGATGTAGCACCCGTTGAAAATTGTGAAAAAGACATTTTATTACCTCACAAGAGATTAGCGGCGTATCGAACCACTCTCCATCGCTTTGAGTATTTCTGTTTGATGCTTTTCAAACACTTTGTTTGGCATCCTCATAATCTCATCGACGGTCCAGTGTTTCTTTTCGCCTTTAATTTGTGACTTTCGAGCCTTGGGCATCTTCGGTTCTGCAACCGTCTTAGCCCGCTCAAGAGCCTGCTCTTGCAGCGTAGGAGCTGGTTGCCCCATGTCAGCCTTAAACCTACTAAGGACGGAGTTCACATCATTAGACGAGCCTTCTTGTATCCAAGTCTTCGTCTGAGAATCTGCTTCCTCTAACCAGTTCAACCAGTCTGCCGTATCAATAAGTTGATCGACATCAGGGTGTACCGCTCGGATTCGCTCAAAGTGCTCGGCTTGCGCCTGCTCTTGAATCTCTTGATACTTACTCTGTTCTTGCTCGGCTAAAGCATCCTTGGCTTTACCAACTTCATCCTGTGTTCTCTTCAACTCATCCAGCAACGGTCCAGCAAGATCGGGATAGTCCTCTCTTATCTGTGCCAGCTTGCCTTCATCTTTTGAAGATTCCACAAGTTGACCTTTCAACTCAGTTACACTTCTGATCAGGTCGGCATTTTGCCGCTTCAAGTCAGCAGTTTCCTGCGTTGCTTTGGTCATTCTCGCCTGTGCGCCTTTCATTGCTTTCTCGGCTTTTTCTAAAGCCAACTTCAGTTCCGAGTCCTCGCTGCGTTCTGACTCTTCTACTGTGTCCTCATCCGCTTGAACTTCAGCCGTATCCGTGGGATCGGGGGCTTCTTCTTGCAACGCTTCGGGTTCTTCTGGGGTATCCTCTGGAGGTTGATCTGCCTCTGGGGTCTCAGTCCTACCTTTAGTCATTTGTTCGAACAATTCTTTCGCTTCAGCTTCCAGTCGCGCTGGGTCATTTCTCTTTGACATTGTTATTTCCTTCGAGTCCCACAATGGGATATTCGTTAGTCTATTGCGGATGTCCTTTTAGGGGTCCGCGCTTTGTCTAGAACGGCTTTTGCCGCATCCTCAAGTTCAAGCATAAAACGCAGCTCTAATAGCCTGCCTTGCTCGAACCTAAAATTTGTCTCGTCTGCTCTTTCTAATGCTGACTGGGCACTGTCGAATCGGGCTTTAATTAAGTCCCGTAGGAGGTCCCATTCCGGCATTGCCTTGAGCCGCAGGATCGCCTGCGACTGCTGCCTGTTGCATTTGAGCTTGGAGTAACTGTTGTTGTTGCTGCTGTTCAAGAGCTAATTGCTCCTCAGTCTTAATAATTTCGTCGGGGTCAATATCCATGCTCTGGGCTATGTCACGCAGCAACTGAGTACGCTTGACTGCACCGTTGGGGTCTTCACCAACAAGAGATAGGAATTGAAGCAACCGCTGGCTCTGTACTTCTTTCTGTACAAGTGCGGTACTGCCACGAGCTACGATCCG